TGTTAGTTTAGCATTTGGACTCTTTTTTGTTTATATAATGGGTCCAGAAACAAAAGTAGTTCATATGTATCCGACACCAGAAAATGTAGGAAAGGTTCAATACAAGGATAATGCCGACAATTGTTTTTTTTATGAAGCAAAAGAAGTCACTTGTCCATCAGACAAGGGATCTATCAAAACGGTTCCGATACAAAAATAACAATTTTACAAATTTAACAAATTTTACAATTTATTAGTTTTAGATAATTTTTAATAGTCTAATACTATATACAATAATGTTACGTTTTTCAAAATTTTTACACGGTGAAACCGGAAGAGTATTAATGTCAATTATCTTAGGATTGGGTTTAGCTACTTTATTTAGAAAAGTTTGTAAAGGGCGTAACTGTGTTATTCAAAAGGCGCCCCCTTTGGATGAAATTGACGGTAAAATATATAAATTCCAAAACAAATGTTACAAGTACAACACAGCGTCTGTAAAATGTGATAAAAATATGAAATTTGTTGAAATGGACGACGATGATAAAAAATAATTTGTATGTTTGCGTAAATAATATTATTATAATAATCAAAATATATTATAATTATGTCTTCAGATACAACGAGTATTATGGATTTGCCAACCGACCCAACTGGGGGAGGAAGTATTGGTGGAAACGTATCTCTTTCAATCAATGAAACAAATAAAGTGATTTCAGGCGGTGGAAATGTAGGACAAGGTCAAAGTCAAAGTCAAGGTGTTTCTTTAGACCAGTCGACTATAAATCAAATAGTCAATGGACTGCAACAAGCAAGTTCGGCCGGTTTAACGCAACTACAATCAAGAGATATTCCGAGAAGCACCGAAAATATAATGCAAGACCCGCAAATACAAGTAAACTATATTCCACCTAATAGAGAAACCGATGATTATATTGGTGACTATGAAGATAACGACGAAATTATATCAAAATACAACAGACGTGTTGAACAAGACAGTAGCTTAGACCAACTATACGATGAAATACAAGTTCCATTGTTGATATGTATATTGTACTTTTTGTTCCAACTACCAATTTTCAAACGTTTGTTATTTAAATACTTTCCAGTATTGTTTTTTAAAGATGGAAACATCAATATATATGGTTACTTGTTCAACAGTGTTTTATTCGGAACACTTTACTATTTCATATCAAAAGTAACGACTCATTTTAGCACGTTTTAACTCGGACACGTTTTCTCTCTTTGTATTGAATTTCAAAAGTAAAAATAGTCCCATAATATAAGATGCGTATCATTTATAGTATATTTATTCAAACTATAAATAATACAAACCCAAATAAATCAAATGTTAGAATCGTATATTTCCAAATTAATTGACAATATTCCACTTTCAAAAAAGAACCAACGAGAGAAAATAGATATTATTCTTGATGGAGGATTATTCAACGGAAGTTATTTAGTCGGCGCTCTTTATTTTTTGAGAGAAATGGAGAAAGCCGACTATATAGAAGTAGATAAATTATCCGGGTGCAGCATAGGTTCTATCGCGTGCGTCTTATATACTGCCGATTTGTTGGATTTAACAACCGAAATATACAATATGGCCATTGACCAGTTCAAGAAAACAACCCACTTGGAAGTAGTGGATGATATTCTCTCAAAAATACGGAAAAAGTTGCCGTCGGATATTTGTGAGAGAATGAATGGTCGGGTTTTTATTACCTATTACGATTTAAAAAAAGGGAAGAAAATAGTCAAGTCCAAATACAAAAACAAGAAAGAAATTATGGATGTAGTGAAACGTTCTTGTTTTGTTCCTTACTTGATTGATGGTAACTATATGCACAAAGAGAGATATGTGGACGGTATTTTTCCTTATATTTTGCCCAAAGAAGAAGGGAAACGAATTCTTTATTTAGACCTCTTGGGCTACGACAAAATAACTCATATTATATCCGTAAAAAATGAGAAAACTAATTTCCATCGCGTTCTCTCTGGAGTGTTGGATATTCACTTGTTCTACATCAAACAACAACCAACATTTATGTGTAGTTATGTGAATGAATGGTCCTTCATAAGGCAAGTGTATCATTTTATAATCAAAAAAATAGTAGAACTCTTGTTATTTCACATTATGTATCTTTGTTATTTGGTTTATAATTTTGCGTTAACGAGAGAAATATTGGAAAATTTGAAAAGAAATTCGTTTGTTCAAATTATTCGTGGTTTTCTTAGAAAAATGAATGAACAGTTTTTGAGATATTTTTGTATATAGTATAATATATAAATATGTATAATACTTATTTTTATTTCAATAATGAAGAAAATGCAAAATATGTCGGTTCATTTGAGACGATAGGTTGTATGAGAGGAAATAAAGTTGAACTGTTGCGACAAGTAATAAATAATAGTAAATTTTGTAGAAATGGCGAGGGAATGGACTACGAATTTTTTATCCAGTCTCTGGAAAATAAAGATATTGTTATATACATAACTCAAACAGATAATGAAAATATATTAGGGGCTTGTTCTTTATCTATCAATACTTATTCAGACATTCCTTATATAACTATTCACAGTATATGCGTCCCCCAAAATGAAGATTTGAAAGGTATTGGAAGTTTATTACTAACAAAAGTAAAAGACTTTGCAAAAATACAAGGTGTGAAAAAAATATCACTTTACGCGAATAAAGAAGTAGAAGATTTTTATATAAAAAATGGTTTCACAAATTCTGGTGAGGTTAGTGGTATGACTTATACCCTTGAAGGAGGAAGAAAAAGAAAAACAACAAAGAGAAAAAAATCAAACAAGAAAAGGAAAACATCCAAGAGGAGAAAATGTTCAAGGGTGTAATTATCCTTTCCTCTTTTTCGTGTTATTTTTTTTATTTTTGTTGTTTTTATATTTTCTACTGACACAGCGTTTTCCACCTATAGGACCATTTGGGAATAAAATTTTCATTTCATCGTATGGTTGTTCTAATACATCTTTTGCTACAGTATCCTCATCTACTTCAACCTTTTTGTTCGCAATTACATCTCTTGTAAGTCCTTCTAAGGTTCCCACCTTTACTTTATATAACTGTTTTTCAAGTTCTACTAGGTTCCTTACATTTACTTTGTAGTTTATTTTCATTTTTTTAACAAATTGTTCAAGAGGAACGATTCTATTTTTTTTTACTACTTCTACAAGAAGTCTTTTCATACTTGCAATCCTTTCCATATCGTAACCATAGTTACTTTCATTTCTTATATATTTTGTAGTTGCACCGTCAATACTAAATGACTCTAGCTCTTCACGAATTCTAGAATCCTCAATGTTGTATACTTTCTCTAAATCTTGCATTTTTTTGTGCCACATTCTATTTATAAATAGTCGTAATGGATTATCATCATCAAGGTAGTCAACGAGTTCCCCTTCTTCATCCATATTTTCTATAATATCATCTATATCATTAAACATAAACTCTAGTTCATCATTATCCATTTCATTAATATTATCCATTATATATATAATAATATAAATTATTTTTTCTAAAAGAAATATCCTTTTCTCTTTTTCGTTTTATTTTTTCCAGAATGTTTTCTCTTTGTCTTTGTAACAGATAAGTCTTCTATTTTTTGCTTTATCTGTTTTTTATCTCCGGGGCGATACGTCAAGAACCATTCATCGTATTCCAAAGTGCCTCGTTTTTCTCTCAATTCTTTGAATTTTGCTGCTTTTTCGGCACGCATTTCTTCAACCGTTTCTTGATGACCGTAACATTCAATACTGAATCTTTTCAACAATCCTTTTTGTGTTAATCTATTTTTTTGTTGAACTTCAAACAAGTATTTCGCCATACACAAAATACGGTTGGTGTCGTAATAGTTGCGACCGGCGTATAAAAATGCCAAGTAGTAACTCAACATAGTATCAATGGTTGCAATTTTAACATCTTCACCATCTACTTGAATCACGTTATAACTATGGCACGCAATTGGTTTGTATATAAATGCAATAGTATCCCCGTCGACCATAATTTGATAATTTTCCGGAATGACTTCACCGAGTGGTTTATTTTTCACAATTTTTGCATTTTTGACTTTGACATCTTTCAGTCTTTCAATAACAATTTCAGCAGTCGTTTTAGGGTCGTCTGAGATAACATCAAAATCGGGGATTTTTTTTACTTTATGGTAAACGTCTTTTGGCATATATTTGGCGTACATTGAGATGGCATATCCACCGAAAAAAACGACGGATTGGTTTACTAAAGTGTGTTTGACGTTTTCATAAATTTCATTTCCATACTCTTCATTTTTAGAAAGTTTTCTTTGAAAATTGACGTGTGCACACTGTTCTGAATTTAACGGATAATTTTTATTCAACAGAGTCAGACGTTTCAAGACTTTTTCCCAACGACTCGTATCACCGGCTGGGCGACTTAATTCCAAATACATTCCCATTCTTAAATAGTTGGGAGGTGCATATAAAATACCGGCGACTTGAATACTCTCTTTTTTAAGAGTATAAAAAAGTTCCTTGGGAATACTTGTGATGTCGGCAATACCGATGAAATTCACAAAAACTTTATAGGTTCCAAAATGTTGTCCGGCTTTTGCTTCCACTTCCGTAAATCCGGCGTCAATATAAATATCTGCTAAATCTTTGGCATCTTTCAAAGCATTTGGACTAAAGAAGTCGTAGTCGGGGATTTCAATATCCTTGTTGTAAAACTGGTCTTTTTTTGGAAGAATATTATTAATTGCGGTTCCGCCGTAACAAATTAAAGATTTTTTCTTTATAAAGTTTTCAACAATTGTTAACATTTTCGTTATTTCTGGAGAATTTACTGCGTTTTTACCAATCACTTCTTCGGCATTATCAACTGCGGTACGTAAAATAACTAATTCACATTCTTGAAATGACATTTTTTTATCGCACAAGTCTTTCATTAGAATAAATATATTATCTAAAATATAGTGAGATAATATCTTTTCTGTAATTTTACATTTTTTATAGTTTAGAACAAGGTGTCTGGATTATGCTTTTTTCCAGGAACAAATGTTATTTTTGTTTGGTTTAGATACATATTTTTCTCCATCGTTACCAACCATTTTTTTATTACAGTTTTCATTTGCTGGATATGGGGGTGACTTCCGATTTTTATATTTTTTTAATGTTTTACTGTGTTGATTTACAGCATTTCTACCAGAAACACTTTTAAGTTTGTCAGTCATATCCTTATGTTGTTTTTTTGTTAGTGCTAAAGGATTTGTTTTAGTTTTTAACGCGTATTTCAGATTACGTATCCAACTTGTTTTACACGTTCCACTACAACTTCCAGTCCCTATTTCCGATAATATTTTCATAGCTCCATTATAACTACGAATAAATGGCATATGTAATATATCAATATTATATATTTCGGAGGTTCAAGTTATAAGTTGTCTAAAATACAATGTCTACTTTACACCTTGAAATCGTAGTAATCACTTGTAACTTGACGCGTTTGATAACTAACCGCCGGGTCTTGTGGTACTGCTGTTGGTATAGTGACTGGAATATAACGTAGTCTATCTGGTTTCAAAACAAAAGCATAACCATTATCGTTGAAAAATTTTTCATCTTCTTGTAAGTTAACATCATAATTTTGATAACGCATTGCGGTCATTTGAGAACCAGTCTCCCTTGCTACTACAGCACTAGGGTTAGGTGGCGATGTTCCTTTGTCTGGCATACAAATAGTCATATTCTTTTTGTTGAAATTTTGTAATTCGGATAAGTCTGGTGTATTTTTAATATTGTAAAAATTTAATGCACGCATAAATATTGAATTGCTGGTAATATTTACGTATTCGTAAAAGTCGTCATTATCTAAATATTTATTGTTTGATTTATCAACAACTATAATTATTTTTTTAGATAGACTAATTAATTTCACGTCGCCTATATTTTTACCACTATATTCGTAACTATATTCTGGACCTAAGAAAAAACTTCTATGTTGCTTAAATATTTTTGCCAAATTTTTGTACATTTCAAGGTTAGTACTTTTGATTCTTAAATGAAATAGTATAGGGTCGTTTGGATTTGGGGCAGTACCTCCGGAAAATGCGTAATTCACAACAATATTCATAACGTCTGAAAATGGAACGCTGTTATAAGTTTCTTTGATATAATAACTACTTTTTGTAGAGGTTGCAACAACTGGTTTATTATTGATTGAATAAACTTCAAAATCTAAAACTCTAACGCCTTGTTTCAATACACTTTTTAAGTTACACAAGTTTACAAAATCGTTTTTATAGGAACCTCCGCTGCAACAGTTATACGCTGTTTTAATATAATAATCTTTCAACGTATAACCACACTTGGGGTCATTTGAGTTAATTGATTTAATCTTTCCATTTATTGTTCCGTATTTTTTTTCCATTATAGCACATTCTTTGGGCATCATATTTTTTACATAATAAAAATAAAGTATTGCTAAAACAATAACTGATATGGTCATTACAATTATTACCACGCTTATGAAATGTTCTTTCGTAAAACCGGGATTTTTAATTATACTGGTTAATTTATTTTTTATATCTGAAGCATTTACCATACTTATTTAATATATTATAATATTAAAAGT